ATCTGGTTCCATAGGTGCCGAAATATTTTGACCAACTACAGGTTCTTCCTCAGCAAATGGTAATCCAGTTGCCGGATCAATAGTTGCTGGATCAGGAATAATTCCTTTCTTTATTTCGTTTTCTATGAGTTTATCCTGCTCAATAATTTCCATATCAGTTTGACGCAAGATTTGGCGACGAACATAATCTTGAGAATAATATTTACCGATATATGGTTCAGCAGTTTGAAGAAGAGTTAGTCTTTCATTCATTAACTCAGTTTCTTTAAGTTCTGAGAAATGATTATCATATAAGAAGTCATATTGAATATGCTCACTCATTACTCCCCAATCTTCTGGAGTAATAATATTCTTAAGAAGTAACTGAGTTTTTAGCATATCATTGAACATATTTGAGAATCTCTTTCTCAAACGTCCAACAAATTTAGTAAATTTTAGTTCGTCTCTGAGAATTTCTGAGGACCTACCCAAATTAAATCCGCCTTCGCCATCCATCCTAGACGGCGGGACGTTGAGTGCTCTGTATAACTTCTTTTTAAAATACTCAATGTCTGTGATTTCTCCAAGATTTTGTCCTCCTGGAAGAGTAGAAATTTCAGTACCACGTCCTCCTTCTCTGCGAGGTAACCAAAAATCCTCAAGCATTGACATGTATTTTTTATCATCACGAATTTCTCCAGTATTTGCATCATATACAAGTTTGTTACGATAACGATTCATAACATCACGTAGATATTGTTCTGCTTTTACCTTGGGCAGATTACCAACATCGATGTAAAAAATTCTACGTTCAGGAGCACGCGATAATCTATAGATGACAAGACTATCTTCAATCATACGAAGTTGATTGAGTGCTTTAATTGCTTTATGAAGATATGAAAGTGTAACTCCTTTATTTCTGTCTACAAGACCAGAAGTGCAATAAGTAATAGCATCTTTTGCTATTTTAATTCCTTGACTTCCCCCACTCTGAGTTGCTGAACTATTTCCTCCCGTTGAATTTCCTGACTTTGGATTGTATATAAAAAATTCTTCAATTTCAGGAAAATCATATTCCATAGGATCTTTCAATCCTCTCAGTTGATTATTAAGAGTTCTTATTTCTCCTGGTTTTTTCTTTTGTTGGCGAATATAACGCATTTTCATTGCGTCAATATATCTCAATTCTTGAATTCCCTCTTGAGGGTTTTTCATATCAATAATTTTATGATAGTAAATACGACCATCGACATACCAGTTACGATATATCTCATGTGCTTTTTTATCAAAATCCAATAAATCTAGGATATATTTAAATTCCTTACGAATTTTATTTTTAATACCGTCACTTGCATTAAGATTTGACAGTTCAATTTCTACAGGACTATCATTTGAATCGGAGACTACTGCCTCATTTACAATATCCTCAATTGCACTATCTACTTCAGGATGAAGACACATTTCACGATATCGTTTGATTAAATCAAACTCACTTCTGAATACACCTTCAAGATCTACGTAGCTACCAAAAAAACCACTAGTCGCATAGTGATCAACCGCGTCCTCATTATTAGGAGGAACGGGTGATACGGCACTCTGCGGTAGTGGTTCGGAATCCTCAATAGAGAATCCAAATAACTTTGAAGACATAATGATTTATAGTTTGGTCCTTTCAATATATTTATGAAAGAACCAAACCATAGATATCACTCTTCGTCTGGTTCGGATAATTCTCCTCTATTCCAAGAATTAACTTGGAATTCTACAGTAAACTCTTCAATCTGATCACCATTGTCATAAGATAGATCAATCTGAGAAACGTTAGTTGGGAAAATATCAATAAAGTTATACTGTGCAAGTACAACATTATTTGATCCACTGTTGTCTTGACTAGACAACTCTTTACCTCTACCAAGTTGATAGACGGTAGCATTCGACATATATGCTGCTGGTAGTGTAGCACCGATGTTATTGGCAAGTCTTGCCATATGCTCTACCCATGCTTCAAATGCATATCTGAGACCAAAGTTTTCATCATTAATAACTGTTACAGTCCAGGTATCAACGGTTCTGTCGCCAGCAACTTTGAAGATACGTCCTCTAAAAGGAACATCAATTTGTGCAATATTAGAAGCAGGAAGTGCTGCTGATTTGCACATGAACTGGAATGTATCAGCATCCCATCCCTCTGCGATAGCATCGGGAAAAGTTGTTAACTCAACTTCAAACAGATTGGGGCGGGCACCGCCGCCAATCAGTCTGGATTTAAATTGCGAAAGATTTTTATTTGATCTTGTGGCCATTGTTTTACTCCTCCTTTAGGTATTTATGATAAGATTAAATCAAACTCTACCTGCTACTTCTTCAAAACTAACTCCCGTGCGTGTAGCAACGAAGGTTAGAGTGACGTAGTTGATGGACTTGGCAGGTTTCAGATAGATATCTGCTCTAAACTCATTGTTGTCAATGATGTCAGGAGTGTTGTTGGTCTCATCACAAACAACGAGGAATCCAAAGAGACCTCTCTTCGCTTCAACATCACGGAGATAAGGTTCAACAATGTTTCTGAAGTTTGCTCTTGTCAACTCATCATTGAGTTCAAAGAGTTGTGCGTTTGCTGCACCTTCCAATGCTTGCTCAATAGTGAGGAACAAACGACGAACGTTAATTCTGTCGAATGCAGATGCATAAGATAATGCAGTCTTGTCTCCGAAGAGATATGTTCCTGTTCCAGATTGAGTTACGAAAGAGTTAATTCTGTTAGGATACAGTTTATCTCTTTGTGCCTTGGATGGGTTGTATGCAAGTTTAATTGCATTATTCAGAGTACCTCTTGCCTGACCTGCAGGTGAGAACCATGGGAATGCAACAATGTTAGTACGAGTCATCATACCAGCAACATCAGCGTTGCAAGGCAGATAACGGAACTTATTATTAAAGCGGTCGTATTGATACTTGTAACCACTATCAAATACAGCGTATGAAGAAGAAGTTAAAGGACTGAAATACTCAATCAGATTGTTGGTCTGAGTTGTAGTATTTGACTGACCAACTAAGTCTGCTCTATGAGGACCAATTAGTGCCATGCAATCTTTTCTTTGCTCTGCAAGAGAGATAAGATAGTTTGCTTTTGCCTGAGATTCTGCTTTTTCTGTGCATCCAGGACCCATGATAAGATAATCAACTTCTACTTCATCCTTATTGGATAAGTATGAATAAGCAGTTTGGAGGTTGCCAAGAGTTGCTTTAAACTCATCGGTTGCTCCAGCATTACCGTAGTTCTTACCACCAGAAAGTGTGTAAGATACATTACCAACTGCAGAGAATGTTACACCCTGTGCTAACTGTCCCCAAGTACCGTCACCGGTTGAAACTGGAGTAAAGGAAGCAGATGGAACGCCAGTATATGCAGTAAAACCAGTTGCAACTGGAGTTGTTCCATGATAAGTATCTGCTGCTGCTGATGGACTCTTACCTGCAAATACATTAGCGGAGAAGTCAGCAACATAGTCCTTGTAGTAAACTTTCAAAGGAGAGTTGACTGCAGAAACTGTATCTAATGCCTTGGAAAGACTAATATGCTTTTCAAGAATGTTACCTTGAATTCCTGTTACAGAACCTTTGTCATCAACTACAACAACGTGAATACCATCATTGTAACCGTTTCTTGTAGTTACAAAGTTATTTGCAGTTGGTCTTGGAGCAATAGACTTCCAGAAAACTGTGGAGTTAGTAAGACCAAGAGTTTGCTGATCATACCAGTCAACAGCAGTAGCAACTGGAACAGCACTAGATGCAGAAGAACCAGTATTGGTGCCATTCGCAGCAACAAATACCAAAGTATCTGAAGTATCGAACGAAGCGTATTGTGTTCCTTCTTGGTATGCAATCTTAGTTTCTGTTGCACCACCACCGACTGTTTCTACGCGAGAAACAACTTTAACATCAATTGTACTTGCACCTGTGGTTGAGGTCGTAAAACCTGTAACAATTCCCTTGAGATAACCGGTGAAAGAACTAGTAGAACCTGAACCAGGAACTGTTGCACCAGCAATTGCAGCGGTAACACCAGCACCAACTGTAACGCCCATTGCGCCAAGGTCAGTTGTGGTAATTCCGAGTGTCTGGTCTGCAAAGTCGTCAATAATGCAAACTTTCAGTTGATCTGCCCAAGTGCCAGGGTTCTTAGCAGCCCAAGTAAAATCTGTTGCTGAATCGTGGTTCTCCGAATAGTCGTCGTAGTTCTCAATTAAGAGTGTGGTAGTAGCAGCAATACCAACACCTGCATTAGCATTATTAAGTGTGGTGCCTGATGCTCTTACTACTTTGAGAACGCCGCCGTAAGAAAGGTATGAAGAAGCAGACATCCAGTACTCATACTGGTTACCACTTGCTTGGGGTTTACCGAATACATCGATAAGTGCTTGCTCACTATCAACTTGAATACACTCATTTACAGGACCGATTGCGAAGGGACCCGCAATTGCTCCAATATTATCTAGAACATTATCAACTCTACCTTTGGTTAAGTCAACTTCTCTGACGAGTACGCCTGGAGATAATTGAGGAGTCGCCATGTTTTTCTCCGTAAATCTCAGTTTATCTGAAAATATTTATTAAAAAGTATATTTTCAGTGGGGAAACACGGCGTGAATTACCAATCAGGGTATTCCCAATTATTACTACCTTTTCTACTTTTCTTTATTCTAGCAATAGTACACTCTTTACACTCATAAGAATATGATGATGCGACCGGTCCTCTATTCTTTCTTGTCCTATAAAAACCCTCTATAAGATTTTTGGTTTCACCACAAATTCTACATCTCCTATCAGCAAGAAGTAAATGACCAAGTTTTATTTGCTTATCAAATTCCATCAATATTGCCACATGTAATCCATACCACCTGCGGTATCGCCGTATTCATCTGCTTTAAACCATCTATCCCCATCACCATCAGTAAAACTATCATCTCCCATACCATCATCCATAAATCCAAATGGTGCCATATCCTGTTCTATTTGATTTTTTTGTTCTTCGTATAATCTTTTTCTTACATCCTGATCAGTTAGTTCTTTAAAGTAATCCATCTGGACTAACCAGGCATAGATAACCAAACACATCGCAAGGTCATCATTACAACCTTCTTCTGCTTCAAATGAATTGTGTTTTGAAATAAAGGTTGTTAGTTCGGAAATAATCTCATAATCATTGAAGATAAGTTTATCTTCTTCAATTAAAGTTTTAAGATTGAGAGATCCAACTTTTTTTACAGTCTTAGACATCTTCACACCCAATTGGGTTTTCTTACCAGAGAATCCCTGTCCCACGATCTGCCCCGCTCTGCCCCTCATAGAGCACATAAGTAGGTTTTGATACTCAAGATCATATTGTAGGATAGATGCCACCTGGTCGCCAATGTCATTGACCTCACAGAGTATAAATGCACTGTTATAATTTTTTGCTACTTCATAGATTATATTTGGGAACAGCATTGGTTTTATATCATTGTTCCTATATTTTGCAACAACTCTATGAGGAAACTCTGTAATATCTACACAGACAAATGCAGAGTAGTCTTCTCCAACTCCTCTAGCAACATCGACCGTCATTACGTAATCATGATTTTCTTTTGGTGGTTCATATATGTCCAACCCAGCATTTTGTTTAATTGGAGAATCATATATCATACTCCTTAATTTACTAGGAGCAATTAAGGTATCAACAGAACCTAAAAATTCACATTCAAACTCAACCTTAAATTGTTGCTCTGATGTGTTAGCAATGGTCTGCTCTTTCCATTTAGAATCCCTACCTGGAACTTCAGACCAATGAACATCTGTAGGAACATATTCGTTCTTACTCCTCTCTGCATCATGCCACATACGATAGAAATGATTCATACCGTGAGGCGTTGAAACGATGATTACCTTCGTGTTTTTACCAGAAGTAATAGTAGGATAAACAGAGGCAAAGAACGAGTCAGCAATGTGATTTGGAACGAACGCGAATTCGTCGAGAAAGAGGATGTTAAACGACATACCTCGGACAGCAGATGCAGATGTAGATGCTGCCAAAATTTTACTGCCATTTTCTAACTCCAGTGAACCTCTATTCCACGCTATGATACCCTGCTGCATCCACTTTGGTAAGTTTTCATATGCAGTTTGTAATCTTCCCAAAAGTTCTCTAGCAGTTGCTGCTTTGTTTGCTAGGATACCAATATTAACACTGTCATTAAACACAGCATAATGCAGCAAAAAAGATACCACAGTAGTAGACTTACCAGTCTGCCGTGGCATCTTACAAATATTAAATCTGTTTTCATGGAAGTTATTGATTAACTTCTCTTGAAAATCATAAGGTAAAAATGGTTGGAGACCTGAGTCCAACGTCACAATTTTTACATAATTTTTAGTAAAGTAAACCGGATCTTGTTTACATTTAATAAATTCTTGAATTTGCTCCTGAGTAAACTCAATAGGAGTATTTGCTTTTTTTAGATTAGGATTACCAAGATAAATTTCACTCATATTTTTTTATACAGTTGCCGTTGTCAGGGCAATACCTACATCTCCACCACCAAAGAAGTCATCTTGCATTGCTGCTTGTGTGGATGTAGCACCTCCAGCTGCCCAACTTATATAGATGGGGTTACCATCACCATTGACATCCTTGGTAGCGATGACTGCACCATTTGATTCATCAAAAATATCAATAGAATTATTAGAGTGATATCTAATAGAGAACTTGGTACTACCAGGATTGGGGTCAGTCCACTTAGTGGCAGAGTAATTAGAATTACTAGTGTTAAAAGTAAATCCTTTCAGAGCATCAATCTCTTCACTGGTATTTGTCTGCCAACTCCAATCCCAATAAGTATCATTGTTTTCAATGTTAGTTAAACCAGAAGATGCATTAGAAGAACTCCACTGACCAATTTGTGCATTGATATTAGTTGTAGGTAACAACCAATGCATCTTGTATCCAGCAGGGATTCCATCCTTGTGTCTCCATGCTTGATCTGCTGCATAAGCAAGAGGATTACCAGTGCTGTGAATACCAACAGCAAGACTACCTTGATTCTCTGGGAATCCACCAATCCTCCAGTTCTTCCAAGGATTGTAGTAACCAGGTGGTTCGTGAGCAATCTCCCAACCATAAACTTCAACACCTGTATTAGATGTAGGAATTCTGGTTGAGTCACCACCCATAGAGATAAAGACAGGATTACCATCCAGTGCAGAATTAGATACTGCCAGTGTCTCTCTTACACCAGCTCTGACTACATCAAGTTTCAGTTTATTATCACCAGCATCATACTTCAATCTACAACTTTGTCCTGCAGTGGTTGTTGTAATGCCTGCCTGAACAGTGACTCCTCCATCCTGTTGATCCTGTGGTTTTAATGCACCAAGTCTTGAAAAACGGAATCCAATACTGAATCCATCAAAGTCAGAATCTAGAACACCAATAATCAAATTGTTTTTGGAAGAACCATTTTGATTGACGGCTAGTTGAGTCCAGATAAATTCTTGTCCAGGTCTCAATTTCTGACCCCAAGTAACCTTGACAGCAGTATTAGTAATAGTCTTAAAACCACTAGAAACATCTAGTGCCTCCGATGCTGTCTTCAAAGGCATCGTATTTTGTCTTAAATTCAATGCAGTATTAAAATTGTTTCCAGAGTTCCAGTCACGATACTCCATAAACCAAGCTGCTTCATTCCACTCCCAGGTCCATTGTGGAAGTTCTGTTAAGTAGGTGTTGATGGTTGATGCACCAAAGAGATATGGATACATATCATTACCATCAAGAGGAGTATCACCAGTGACAATTACCTCATCAGTGTCCTCATCAAATAGATCCCAACTATTATCTGAATTGTATCTCCAAGAAATATTTCTTCCTGACAAATCTAAAGTAGAATTTGTACTTGTATCAACAGCAGCGGTGTAACTATTATTAAAAGTAGAGTTTTCTTCTGCCCTAAGTTCCACAGAATTTGATGATCTCCAGGAACCAGTTGCATTAGTATATGGATTCAATGGTCCATTACCTAGACCAGTTGTACCACCATATCCCACACCCCAGTGATGAATCTTAGTATCACTACTTAGTGTTGACTTCATCTTATGCCCAGGTCTCATTGATCTGGTAGATTTCCAGATGTCATCATCTTGTATGCCAGTGTAAACAGATGGACCAGCTTGAGCATTAACAAACGATTCAAGAGTCCACTCTTGACTTCTTATTTGAGATATTGCTGGAAGAGTTCCTGGTGTTGATGCTTGTGTGCCCTCTTCAGATGAGAAGAAGATATAAGTGTCAGTTGCTCCAACTGAAACATTTGCTGAAGAGAGTAACCAATCATATGCTGTAGAAATCTCCCAGAGTTGTAATTTTTCTGACTCATAGTCAAATCTGATAGCATATGTTCCGTTCTCAACAACAATATCTCTATTCAGTTCAACACCTGTTCCTGCATATGTACCATTTTTTGCATCCCAGTCATCATCTGAGTGATCATAATACCACTTGGTAGACCAGTTTGATTTGTTATTTACATTTGTAATACCTGTTACACCATTACCACCATTCCAAATACCAACATGAAGATCTTCAGAAGGAATTGCAAAAAGCATTTCCTCTCCTCTTCTCAATTTGGTTCCATAGAAAACTACACCACCATCCTTATCATGTTGATTATTAGAAAGTTGAGCACCATTATTAAGGAAAAAGTAATTTGTAGAAGAACCAATTGCTGTTGTAGTTCTTAAACTTGTTACATCAATATCAACATTAGTTGAGTCATCAAGAGTAAGTCTCAGAGTTGTATTACCAGCACCAGTTACAGTGCCACTAGTAACAGGATTACCGCCACCAACAATATCAACTGTAGCAACACCACCACTAAGACTAACAGATGATACACCTGCACCAGTGAAGTTTATTGTATTACCACTACCAACTGCAGATGCATTTCTTTGGAAATCAATATCATTGGCATTCTTGTTTGCCTGACCATTGATATAATCAATAACTTGTGCCAGACTAAAACCAAGATCATCTACAAGGAACTGTCCGGTTGCGTTCTTCACTCTTACAGGATCCATTCGTTTGAACAGTCTCCTTGGTGTTACTCCATCCCTACTAAACTGATCACTTCTAGTAACTCTAATTTTTCCGGGACGACTGGGATTTTCAATTGCTAAAACTATACCACCCAAAGGCGCAGGAGGAATTCTGGTTCCCTCAAAGAAAAGATTACCCTGAGATACATCTGCAAAAATAGATACTGGTTTTGCCATCTTATGTTACTACGTTAACTGTTACTGCCAATACTTCCAAAACACCTTCGTCACTTGGAATAACTTCAATATTGAAACTTCCTGCATTGGAATGTGTTGTTCCTTCTAATGTTGTTCCAACAAAGAAAGAAAATATATTCTCACTTATATATTGTTGATCCGCACCCTCATTCATAATGATTGCCTGTTCTTTCTTGATTGTAAAGTTAGTCAATCCAGTTCCTTGAGTTGCAGTATTAGTAGTAAACTTCAACTGAATATCAAGGTTTGTATTATCAATATCAGGGTTGAATGCAAGCGCAGTTCTCACGATACAAGAAGCACCTGAACTTAATCCTGCCAATGAAAATTCAGTCTGCCCAGTGCCGATAGTTGCACCAGTTCCAACATAAGGATTGACATTAACATCAGACATAACGGTAGGCATATATTGATATACCGCAGCAACCTTTGGCATAATCATAGTGGTAGTGCCTGCACCAATTTCTTGGGATGTATTTGCTACACCAACTGTATAGAAGTCAGTAGTATATCCATAGTAACCTTGAATTGCATCACGAACTGTCTCAGTGTCTGCTCCACCACCGCTACCACCAGTAGCACCAACCCACTTACCAGATGATGCATCATATTTAAGGAACTTACCATCTACCTTGGCAGTTGCCCTATCTACATCATCCAGGAACTCAAGTCTGACTTCACCACCACCACCAAGGGTAGCAAGTTGTTGTTGAATTCTATTTAAAAATGTTCTGTAATGATTAGACAGGTCATCCAGTGTGGCAAAGTTCTGATCCAGTGGAGTTAGTGGATCTGGATTATTCTCTGTAGGAGGTACAACCAGAATACTTTCTTTCAGACCAGCAATCTTTTTATTCAGTTTATTCTCAAGAACCTCAACCAGATTTTTTACACTAGAGATGGATTTATTAACTTCATTAATCTGCTCATCATAATACTTGACTTCGGGAAGAGATCTAATCTCCTCTCTAAGATCTTCAAAGTATGCAGTTGCAATTTCATGATTGCCCTTACTATGCTCAAAAACCTCATCAATTGAGATACTTAATGCTTTATACTCCTCATCAATATTTTTCTTGAGTGCTTTATCATCTGCCTTAAATTCTTTATTCAAATTCCAGATTCTAAGAGATGCATCTCTTAATTGCTCATATATCTTTTCTTTTACTTCTGACAGATTGTTAGTAATCTCTTTTTTTGTAGAGGTAATACTCTCATCAAGTCTCTTTACATCAACATTTTTTTCAAAGTTAGAAGTTTCAATGGACTCAACAATCCCATTAACTTCTAAATCAAGTCTACCCTTGAGAGTAGCAAGAGTATCACTGAGATTATCAAAGTCTTCATTGATTACAGAGAATGATTTACTAATCCATCTGAAGTCTGGAATGTCTCTATCTTTAACTTCCTGAATAGACTCTTGTAAATTAGAAATTTGTTCGTCATAATATCTAACCTCTGGAATTACCGGAGGTTCAGGAACAACAGGAATTTCTTTTCTAACTTCTTCAATTAGATGCATCAATTCATATAGTTCTTTATCATATGACTTGACTTCTGGAATGCTTTCTCTAACCGATTCAATCAAACTGACAATAACTTCTGTATTATCAATAACCGGAGGAGACACAACCTCTTCAGTAACTTCTTCAGCAACTGATTCTTCTATTGGGTCTATAAAATCTTTGTAAGAAGGAAGTTCTTCAGTAAAATCATTTATAGAAGGAAGTTCTTCATTCATCAACAGTTCCATGCTCTCAATGATTTATTTATTCTGCTATCTGGATCGTTAGCAGTTTTGGAAGAGGTAAGTTTCTTCTTCATTCCCTTCATTCTCGCACAAAAACTCTTTCTACGAGGGTTCCCAACTTTCTTTGAAGGTCTCTTAAGATCGCTTCCTGGGTTCTCACGTTCATACGACTTCCTGCCTTTTTCATTCAATCCTCCTGATTGATTTTTACCAGATTTTTTAGTCCAAGCAGCACCTTCAGAAACATATAAGAAAGTTTCACCGGGTTCTCTCTCAACGATTCTAAAATACGTAACTCTGCATCCAGGATATACTTTTTCAAGTTCTGCCTGTACTTCAGATCTTTTAGGCATTTTAACTTGAGGGAAAAACATCTTCATTCCATAAGTTCTTCCTTTCCAGGTTAGCATTACGTGAATGAGATTGCCTGTCTCCGCGTTCACTCTAGTCGCTTCTTCTAATTCGTATGTGTCATAATCTACAGCAGAGGTGACAACTTGAATTGGTTCGGGTTTAATTAAGTCATGAACGACTGCAAAGGTTTCTCCATATGCATCAGTCAATTCAATTTCTTCTTTCTTAGTTTTATTACCCCAATTTTTAGCACCAACTTTACGACATTTGACTAAAGCACCAGATGCATATGCAGAAGGCCATACCGAATAGCGAGACTTGACCTTATGGTAACAAGCATCTTTCTTACCTTCATCAACTACAATTAGTTCTACTTCTTCTTTCTTAGTTTTCTTGACACAGTTTGGATATCTCTTACCAAACATAGTCTTCATACCTTTTTTCTCATA